ATGATCGACGGACAGGCAGATCCGGCGCTGTTTGGCGCGTGGCCGGCGCGCTGCGTCTATGACGGGGCGCTGACTGTGGATGCGGACCCGTCCGATGACGAGATCCGGCTGATTCTCGACCGGAAGGCCGCCGATATTCCCGCCGGCGAGGCGCTGGTGGACATGCTGAACGGCATGACGCGGGAACTGCGCGAGCAGATGCAGATGTTCCAGATGCTGCGCCGGCAGGCCGAGCGCCAGACGGCGGAAGCCGGCGAGGAGATCGACCGCAAGGTCGCCCAGGCCGATGCCAAGGCCTCGATCGAGGCGATGTCGCTGATCGTGCGCACGCTCGAAAAGATCGACAGCCTGCAGCGGACGCTGGCGCAGGACCGGGAACGGCGGGACGCGGAGACACTGGACGATGCCGGCTATCACTCTCTTCTCGTCAAACTGGAGGCTGTCATCGAGCAGCGCGCTGTCGAGCGTTTCCGGGAGCGGGACAGCATTCCGGCGCAGGCCGATGGCGCGCGCGGCCGGGAGGCCGGAGACGGAACTGGCCGAGAGGGGGCTGGCCGAGATGGAACTGGCCGAGATGGGCGGCTTGAGGGCGGATCTGTCGCAGGCGCTGCCGCTCTGGCTGGCGACGGTTCCGTGCCCGCCGTCTGCCGAGCTGGCAATCCCCTCGCACCCTACGGATGAGCGTTCTGTCGCGGCCGCCATGCGGCGGCGTCGGATCGACGCGGCGCACGCAGCGCTGTTTGAGATGATCGTTGCGGATCTTGAGGTGGGCGTGGCGCGGGTCGAGGAACGATTGACGGGCTCTCTGGGACGACTGGGCGGCATGGGGCAGAGAATGGCGCACGGCGCTGCCGCTTCGGATGGGGACAGGCCAGCGATGTCAGCCCCGGTTATCCGGTCCGCCGATGCGGTGCGCGACGCGGTGCGGGATGCGGTGCGCGCGGATATCGCGGCGCGGCGCGTGCGTCCCGTGGCGGATGCGCGAACGGAGACGATGACGGACGGCGACGGCCGGCCGCAGCCCGAGGGGTTTGCGGCCTGGCTCGCGGCCACCGCCGGGGATCTCTCGCCGGTGCTTCTCTCGCGGCTCGCCTCCGATTGGCGGCTGACGGGACGGGCCGAGCAGCGGCCGCCGCCCGGCGACTGGCGTGTCTGGCTGCTGATGGGCGGCCGCGGCTCCGGCAAGACGCGGGCGGGATCGCACTGGGTGCACGATCTGGCGACCGCCCCCGGCGCCCGGCCGGGTCTCCGGATCGCGCTGGTGGCGGAAACGCTGGGTGACGCGCGCGAGGTGATGATCGACGGCGTCTCCGGCATCTGCCGGGTGGCGACGCGGCATCGCCCGGAGTTCGAGGTCTCGCGCCGGCGGTTGGTCTGGCCGAACGGCACGATCGCCCAGATCTTCTCCTCGGAAGATCCCGAAAGCCTGCGCGGGCCGCAATTCGACTATGCCTGGTGCGACGAGCTGGGAAAATGGAAGCATGCCCAGGCGACCTTCGACATGCTGCAGTTCGCGCTGCGGCTGGGGGCCGACCCGCGCATTCTGGTGACGACGACGCCGCGGCCGATCCCCATGCTGAAGGCGCTGGCCGCCGACCCGGCAACGGTGCTGCGCCGCATCCGCACGGCCGACAATGCCGGCAATCTGGCGCCGGGCTTCCTGAAGGCGATGGACGGCCGCTATGGCGGCACGCGGCTCGGGCGGCAGGAACTCGACGGCGAGATGATCGCCGACCGGGAAGACGCGCTGTGGAACCGGGCGGCCATCGAGGCGCTGACGCTGCGCGATACCGGTTCGCTCCGGGAGACGGGGCCGCTCGGCCGCATCGTCGTGGCGGTCGATCCGCCGGCCGGCGCCGGTGCCGACAGCTGCTGCGGCATCGTGGTGGCCGGCCTCGACGGGCGCGGCCGGGCCGTGGTGCTGGCGGATTGCTCGGTGGAGGGCGCAAGCCCGGCCACCTGGGCCGCCGCCGTGGTGCGCGCCTTCCGCCGCTTCGACGCCGACCGGATCGTCGCCGAGATCAACCAGGGCGGCGACATGGTGGCCGCCGTGCTGCGCGGCATCGACGCGCGCCTGCCGATCACCAATGTTCGCGCCAGCCGCGGCAAATGGCTGCGCGCCGAACCGGTGGCCGCACTCTACGAGCAGGGCCGCGTGGTGCATGCGGGGACCTTTCCCGCACTCGAGGACCAGATGTGCGATTTCGGCGCCGACGGACTGTCCTCGGGCCGCTCGCCGGACCGGCTGGACGCGCTCGTCTGGGCGCTGACGGCCCTGATGCTGGAGGGCGGCGGAGAGCCGCGGCTGCGGATGGTGTGATGGGGGTGCGGGTGGTTACGCGTGGCGCGTGGTGCTGGCGATGACGGCGCGGTTGTTCTCTGTGGCGGCCCCTCATCCCGCTGCCGCGACCTTCTCCCCGCCGGCGGGGAGAAGGGACCTGGAGCGAGCGCTTTGCCACATCTCCTTTCGTCCCGCGTGCGGGGAGGCGGTGCCGACAGCCGGATGCAGGGCGGATGGGATTATTGCAGGTGAGGGACGAGGCAGGGCCACGCCGGATGAGGGGTGGACGGAGGTGACAGGTGCGTCAACGGAAAAAGGCGCAACCTGTGCGCCTTCTTCAAACCTTGTGATCGACCTCGGTCGACTACTTCGCGCTGGCCGGTGCCGGCTTGGCGGGGGTGGTGCTGGAGGTGCGGATCTGGCGCCATTCGTTTTCGAAGCGGTCGAAAAGGCTCTGGGAAATCGTCTTCACGGTCATGGTCTCTCCTTAACGCGACGGTTGAGTGCGACAAAAACGCACATGGGTCGGAATGGTTCCGCAGATATCTGCAGCGCGAGGCTGCGTCAGCCGCGGGCGATGGACACCTCTGCGGCGGCGGAGCGGTCGTCCGTGCGCGGCGTGGCCACGGCGACGGAGCGCATCTGCTGCCACTCGTTTTCGATCCGGCTGAAGAGATGCGGCGGGATGGTTTCGCGAACGGTGGTCTGCGTCTTCTCTGTCGAGGTCATGCCGTCTCTCCATCCCGAAGGTTTGAAACTGGTTCGATTGTTTAAAATGCGACCATAAGTGGCCGGTCCCGCCCGATGGGCTTACGCTGGCAGATGCTAAACGAAAAGTAAATCAGTGGTTTAAGGGATTTAAACGATTTAATTCTTCTAAATCGATTGAATCTCGACATTTTTATGACAACCGGGCGTCCGTGTGCGCCGCAGCACGAGGAGGTGACCGCATGGACCGGGCGATGTTCTTCGACAGGATCCGCAGGACGCTCTTTTCCGGGCGGCTGACGAGCGGGCAGGTGGCGGGGATCGGCGCGATCCTCGACCAGGCGGAGCGGGCCGGGACGAGCGCGCAGGCGCGTGCAGCACCGTATGATCCGCGCTGGCTCGCCTATCTCCTGGCGACCGCGCACCACGAAACCGGGCAGAAAATGCAGCCTGTGCGCGAGACCCTGGCAATGAGCGACGGACAGGCTATCGCCCGGCTGGACCGGGCCTTTGCCCGCGGGCAGCTGCCGTCGGTGCGCACGCCCTATTGGCGGCGCGATGCGGAGGGCAAGTCCTGGCTCGGCCGCGGGCTGGTGCAGCTGACGCACCGGCGCAACTACGAAAACCTGTCCGGTCTCGTCGGCATCGACCTTATCGCCGATCCCGACCGCGCCATGGACGGTGCGACGGCCGTCGAGATCCTGTTCGTCGGCATGGAGACGGGCGCCTTTACCGGCGTGTCGCTGGCCGATGTGTTCGGCACCGGCCGCACCGACTGGGTCGGGGCGCGAAAGATCATCAACGGCCGGGACCGGGCCGTGGAGATCGCGGCCTATGGCCGGGCCTATCATGCGGCGCTGGACGCCGCGGGTTTCTCCTCCATCAGAAGGATCGTCCTGTCATGAAGATGCCGTTTGGCCTGAAAATGCCCGGGTTCGCCGCCGGGACGTCCTTGGAAAAGCGGGAGACGAGAGAGCCTGAGACGAGAGAGCCCGGGCGCGAAAACAAGGCGGCCGGGTTCGTGGCGATCGCGCAGGAGGGGCGGGCGCACTGGACGGGGCGATCCTATGCCGCGCTGGCGCGGGAGGGGTTTCTGCGCAATCCGGTGGCCTATCGCACCGTGCGGATGATCGCGGAAGCCTCCGCCGCCGTGCCGTTGCTCGTCTATCGCGACGGGCGCGAGGTGACCGACCATCCGGTGCGGCACCTGCTGGCGCGGCCGAACGCCCAGATGGCGGCGGCGGATTTTCTCGAGACGCTCTATGGCCACCTGCTGCTCTCGGGCAATGCCTTTATCGAGGCGGTGGCGATCGGCGCGGAAACGCGCGAGCTGCATCTGTTGCGGCCCGACCGGGTGCGCGTGCTCGAAGGGCGGGACGGATGGCCGGAGGGCTATGAATATCGTGCCGGCGGCGCGGTGCGGCGCTATCCCGCAGGCTCCGGGCTGCTGCACCTGAAGCTGTTTCACCCGCTCGACGATCATCTGGGGTTCCCGCCGCTGGCGGCCGCCCAGACGGCGCTCGACCTGTCCAATGCGGCGGCGACCTGGAACAAGGCGCTGCTCGACAATTCGGCCCGGCCCTCCGGCGCGCTGGTCTACCAGCCGAAGGAGGGCGGCAACCTTTCGCCCGACCAGTACGACCGGCTGAAGAGCGAGCTGGACGAGGGCTATAGCGGCCCGATGCGGGCCGGGCGGCCGCTGCTTCTGGAAGGCGGGCTCGACTGGAAGGCGATGGGCCTTTCGCCGAAGGACATGGATTTCGTGGAGGCGAAGAACGGCGCGGCGCGCGACATCGCGCTCGCCTTCGGCGTGCCGCCCATGCTGCTCGGCATTCCCGGCGACAACACCTATGCGAACTATCAGGAGGCCCACCGGGCCTTCTACCGCCTGACCGTGCTGCCGCTGATCAACCGCACGGCAACGGCGCTCTCCGCCTTCCTCTCCGACCGCTTCGACACGCCGCTGCAACTGGCGGCCGATCTCGACCAGGTGAGCGGCCTGGCCGGCGAGCGCAGCGAACTCTGGTCCCGCGTCGGGGCGGCCGGGTTTCTGACGGACGCGGAGAAGCGGGCGGCGGTGGGGTATTGAGGCGGCCGGTCGGGCACCGGCGGGCAAGCTGGCACACTGGCGGGCGAAACGGGACGAGGTGAAGGATATGGCGATGGCGGAAGATCCGGGACTGTGGATCGCGCGCGGAATCGGGGCGGTGGCGGGGGCTGCCGTTTCGCTCATCTATCTGCTGCCCAAAAGCCGGCACGAGGCGGCGTCGCGGTTTCTGACCGGGACGGTCTGCGGGCTGGTGTTCGGCGGGCCGACGGGATTGTGGGCGGTCGAGCGGCTGGGGATTGCGGGGCGCGTCTCCGGGGCCGAGGTGCTCCTGACCGGATCGGCGGCGGCGAGCCTTCTGGCCTGGTGGGCCCTGGGCGCCGCCGTGCGGATTTCGCGGCGCTACGGGCAGAAATAGCGGACGCGGGCATTTTCGGTCGTTTTCTGGTCGGAGGTCCGGTCGGAACGTCGGTTCAACACATCACAGCATCGGGAGAATTCCATGGCGACTGACCGGTATGCGGTACGGCGGACGACGGCGGTTGCCGGGTTGACGCTGGCGGGGATGACGGGAGAGGGGCGGTTTTCGGGCTATGCCAGCGTGTTCGGCGAGATCGATCTCGGCAAGGACACGATCGAGCGCGGCGCCTTCCTGCACTCGCTGGCAAAGCGTGGCGCGGGCGGCGTGCGGATGCTGTTCCAGCACGATCCGAACGAGCCGATCGGCACCTGGACGACGATCCGGGAGGACGGGCGCGGGCTGTTCGTCGAGGGGCGGCTCTCCCAGGGTGTGGCGCGGGCCCGCGAGGTGCATCAGCTGATGAAGGGCGGCGCGCTCGACGGGCTGTCCATCGGCTTCCAGACGGTGAAGGCGCGCACCGACGCCAAGAGCGGCATCCGCCGCGTGCTCGAAGCCGACCTTTGGGAAATTTCGGTCGTGACCTTTCCGATGCTGCCATCGGCGCGGGTCTCGAACGTCAAGCATGCGCGGTTCTTCCGCGACAGGGAAACGGAGCTCGTGCGCACGATGCGGCGGGCGGCCCGGATGATGGTGGAACGAAAGGATTTCTTGAGATGACCCAGACACAGACAGCCAATCCGTCGAAGACGGCACCCGAGATCAAGACGATCCCGGACACGATGGCCTCGGCCTTCGAGGACTTCATGGGCGCCTTCGAGGTGTTCAAGGAAGCCAACGACCAGCGGCTGGGCGAGATCGAGAGCAAGCTCTCCGCCGACGTGATCACGCGCGACAAGGTGGACCGGATCTCGCGCGGCATGGACGAGCAGAAGCGGGCGCTCGACCGGATGCTGCTCACGAAGGCGCGCCCGGCGCTGGGCGGCAAGGCCGAGGCGATGAGCTTCGAGGCGGCCGAGCACAAGGCGGCCTTCGACAGCTATATCCGCCGGGGCGACGAGGGCGCGCTGCGGGCGCTGGAGGAGAAAGCGTTTTCGATCGGCTCGGCCAGCGACGGCGGCTACCTCGTGCCGGCGCAGACCGACACGGAAATCGGCCGCCGGCTGCAGGTGATCTCGCCGATCCGCGCGCTGTCGACCGTGCGGCAGGTCTCGGGCAGCGTGCTGAAGAAGCCGTTCGCGGTCTCGGGTCTCGCCTCCGGCTGGGTCTCGGAAACCGCGGCGCGGCCGCAGACCGCGACGCCGCAGCTCTCCGAGCTGACCTTTCCGACCATGGAACTCTACGCCATGCCGGCGGCGACCGCAGCGCTTCTGGACGATGCGGCGGTGGACGTCGAGGGCTGGATCGCCGACGAGGTGGACATCGCCTTCAGCGAGCAGGAGGGCACCGCCTTCGTCACCGGCGACGGCATCAACAAGCCGAGGGGATTTTTGAGCTACGGGTCGGTCGCCGAAGCCGGCTGGGCCTGGGGCAGCCTCGGCTATATCGCCACCGGCGCGGCCAACGGCTTCCGCTCGAGCGGCCCCGCCGACGTGCTGATCGACACGATCTACGCGCTGAAGGCCGGCCACCGGCAGAAGGCGAGCTTCGTGATGAACCGCAGGACGCAGGCCGATATCCGCAAGTTCAAGGATGCCGACGGCAACTATCTCTGGCAGCCGCCGGCCACGGTCGGCCAGGCCGCCTCGCTGCTCGGCTTCCCCGTGGCCGAGGCCGAGGACATGCCGGATGTGGTCGCCGGCAGCACGGCCATCGCCTTCGGCGATTTCCAGGCGGGCTATCTCGTGGTGGACCGCACGGGCGTGCGCATCCTGCGCGATCCCTATTCCGCCAAGCCCTACGTGCTGTTCTACACCACCAAGCGCGTCGGCGGCGGGGTGCAGAACTTCGAGGCGATCAAGCTGGTGAAGTTCGCGGTCAACTGACCGGTTGAACGTAGCATTGGCGGGCGGGGTGCGTGCCCGGCCGTCGGCGGACGTTTTCGGGGCTCGATGCCGGAATGACGGCGGGCCTGGGTGGCGACGACGGCGCTGTCGCGCACACCCCTTCGAACGCACGGCTTTTTATCGCAGCATTGTCCCCCAAGGCGGAGCGAAGGGGCTTCGTCGGGGCGTGCTCTGGGCACCCTTTCCTTTTGAGACCGGAGACATCCATGACCATTGCCGAACTGGCGCCGCCGGTGGGCGAGCCGTTGACGCTTGCCGAAGCGCGGGCGCATCTGCGCATCGACGATACCGCCGACGATCCTGTGATCGCCGACCTCATCACCACCGTGCGCGAACATCTGGAGCGCACGACCGGGCTCGTGCTGATCGCCCGCAGCTTCCGGCTCTATCTCGACCGCTGGCCGCAGGGCCGCGTGCTGGAGATCGGGCGCGGGCCGATCCGCAGCATCGAGACGATCACGGGTTACGACGCGCTGGGGGCGCCGTTCGAGGCGGATATGACCGGCTTCGTGCTGGATGGCGGGGCATCTCCGCCGCGCCTGTTCCTGCCGGCGGCACCCGAGACGGCGCGGGCGGTGAACGGCATCGAGATCGATTTCACCGCGGGCTTCGGCACGACGGGGGCGGAGGTGCCGGCCTCGCTAAAGCGGGCGCTGCTGCTGCATCTGGCACTGCTGCACGCCTATCGCGGCGCGGTTGCGCCGGACGACCAGCCGGCCGACGTGCCGGCCGGCTACGACCGGCTGGTCGCGCCCTTTCGCCGGATGAGGCTCTGACCATGCGCACAGACACGATCGACCCCGGCCGCATGACGGCGCGGATGGAACTGGAAATGCCGGTGGACATGCCGGACGGGCAGGGCGGCACGTCGCGCGCGTTTGCGGCGGCCGGCGCGCTCTGGACGCTGATCGAGCCGCGAGTGGCGCTGATCGCGGAGCGGCGCGACGAGACGGTGGTGGATGTCGAGCACGACGTCTGGATCCGCCACCGTGCCGATATTGCGCCCGGCATGCGCTTTCGCAAGGGAACGCGGCTGTTCGCGATCCTCTCGGCCTTCGATCCGGACGAGACGCGACGCTACCTCGTCTGCCGCTGCCGGGAGGCGCGGTCATGAGCGCGGCCAATGCCCTGCAGACCGCGGTCTTCGCCAGGCTGTCGGGGGATTCAGCGCTTTCGACGCTGCTCGGGCCGGGCGGCATCCATGACCGGCTGCTGGAAAGCCCGGCGCATCCCTATCTGCGCCTTGCCGGTATCGAGAGCCGCGACTGGTCGACGGCGAGCGAGCCGGGCGAGGAACACGACCTTGCCATCGAGGTGCGCGGGCCGGAGGGCGGCAACCGCGTGGTGCAGGAGATCGCCGCGCGGGTGCTGGCGCTGCTGCACGATGCGGGCCTGTCGCTGGCCGGCCAGCATCTGGTGAACCTGCGGCACGAGGGCACGCGCACGGCGCGCGACGGCGCGGCGCGGGGGCATGTGGCGGCGATGCGGTTTCGCGCCGTGACGGAGCCGGTGGCCTGAGCCTGGAGCTTGGAGCCTGAGCGGCTGGGCCGTGTGGGACGGGAAACAACCGAGAGAATAAACGGGAAAGGGATCGGCCGATGGTGGCGCAGAAGGGCAAGGACATTCTGTTGAAGATCGAGACCGGCGGCGGCTTTGTAACCGTGGCCGGGCTGCGGTCCAAGCGGCTGGCATTCGATGCGGAAACGGTCGACGTGACCGACGCGGAGTCCAGCGGACGCTGGCGCGAGCTTCTGGGCGGGGCGGGCGTGCAGCGGGCCTCGATCGCCGGCGCCGGCCTGTTCAAGGACCAGGCCTCCGACGCGCTGGTGCGCGCGACGTTCTTTTCCGGCGCGATCGTCACCTGGCAGGTGATCATCCCGGATTTCGGCACGGTCAGCGGCCTCTTTCAGCTGACGACGCTCGCCTATACCGGCCAGTATAATGGCGAGGTGCAATTCGAGGCGGCGCTGGTATCGGCCGGCCCCCTGACCTTCACGGTCGCCTGATGCGGCCGCGCGACAGGGGCGCTGCCGGGCGCGCGAACCGGCACCGAGGCGAGGTGGAGGCCGTCATCGACGGCGAACGCCGCATCCTCTGCCTGACGCTCGGCAGCTTGGCCGAGCTTGAGACGGCCTTTGCCGCCGACAGCCTCATGGGGCTGGCGCGGCGCTTTTCCGCGGGCGGGCTGAAGGCGGAGGACCTGATCGTCCTCCTCGGGGCGGGCCTGCGCGGCGGCGGTAACCTCGTCTCCGACGAGGACGTCGCCGGCATGAGCGTCGAGGGCGGGCTGGGCGGACTGGCGCGGCTGGTGGGCGACCTCCTGTCCGCGGCCTTCGGCAGCGATGCGGCGGAGGCGCCGACGGGAACGGACCCCTGACGGCCGCAGGCGGCGAGGAAAGCGCGGCACCGGCGCCCTTTCCCTGGGAGGCGGTCATGGCGGCCGGTCTTTCGCGCCTGCGGCTTCCGGCCCGCGACTTCTGGCGGATGACCCCGCGCGAGCTCGCGGCAGCGCTCGGCCTTTCGGCCGGCAGAGGGGGCGCGCCCGACCGGGCGGGGCTCGCCCGGATGATGCGGCAATTTCCTGACGATGCGGCGTGACGGCCGAAGAAACCGATGGAGGCAGGCATGACGAATGGGGCGGACGGGGCGGACGGGGCGGGCAAGGGTCGCGATTTTCCGGAGATGATCGCGCAGGGAAAGGCGCTGGACACGGTGCTCTCCGATCTGGAGCAGAGCGCCGGGCGTTTCGGCGCGGCGATGACGAGCGCGCTGTCGAGCGCGGTGCGCGGCGGAAAGGGGCTCGACGACATCCTGAAGAGCGCCGGTCTGCGGCTGGTCGATATCGCGCTGTCGGCCGGGCTGAAGCCGCTGCAGGACGCGGTGTCGACCGGGATCGGGGCTGTGTTCGGCGGAGGGGTCGCCGGGATCGGCGGCGCGTCGGCCGAAAGGGGCGTTGCGCCGTTCTCGGGCGATGGACGCCTTGCGACGCCGCGGTTTCTCGCCGGGGTTTCCGAGGGCGGGACGGCGGGCGGCGGGGACGCGTCCGGCGCCGGCACCGCGGCGGGAGGCATGCCGGGCGCGGGCGGGACGGCAGGCGCAGGCCCGACCGTCGTCTTCAACGTGACGGCGAGCGATGCCGAGAGTTTTCGCCGCTCGGAAGGGCAGATCGCCGCCATGCTGACCCGCACCGTCGGGCGCGGGCGGCGCGGCGTCTGACGAGGGGCGGTTAAAAAGGTTTCACCATGGATCAGGGATTTCACGAGGTGCGGTTTCCGATGCGGCTGGCGCTCGGCACCAGCGGCGGGCCGGTGCGGCGCACCGATATCGTCAGCCTGTCGAACGGGCGGGAGACCCGCAACAGCCGCTGGCGGGATGCGCGCCGGCATTACGATGCGGGGTCCGGCATCCGCGGGATCGACGATCTCTACGCGGTGATCGCGTTTTTCGAGGCGCGCTCCGGCCAGCTGCACGGGTTTCGCTTCCGCGATCCGCTCGATTTCCGCTCCGGTCCGCCGGGCCGGGCGGCGACGGCAGGCGACCAGGCGATCGGCACCGGCGACGGGCAGACGGCGCGCTTCCAACTGACCAAGACCTATGGCGATGCAGGCGGCGCCACGGTGCGCGAGATCGCCAAGCCGGTGGCGGGAACGCTGCTGGTCTCCGTCAACGGCATCGCGGTTACCGCCGGGCAGGTGACGTTCGATACGGCGACGGGGATCGTGACCTTTGCGCCCGGCCATGTGCCCGCCGTCGGCGCCGTGGTGCGGGCGGGCTTCGACTTCGACGTGCCGGTGCGCTTCGACACCGACCGGATCGACGTCGATCTGGCGCAGTTCCGGGCCGGGCGCATCCCGACCATTCCGCTGGTGGAGATCCGGCCATGAGAGACATTCCCGAAGCGCTGGCGGCACATCTCTCCGGCGATGCGACGACGGTCTGCCATGGCTGGCGGGTGATGCGGCGCGACGGCGTCGTGATCGGCTTTACCGAGCATGACCGCGACCTCGTCTTTGCCGGCATGACCTTTCTGGCGGCAAGCGGCTTTCGGGCGAGCGAAACGGAGGCGGCAGCAGGGCTGGCGGCGGATGCCGGCGAGGTGGCGGGCGGTTTTTCGAGCGTCGCGATCAGCGAGACGGATGTGGCGGCGGGGCGCTACGACGGCGCCCGCGTCGAGCAGTTTCTGGTCAACTGGCAGGCGCCCCAGCAGCATGTGCTCCTGACCGTGCAGGACATCGGCGAGGTGACGCAGGCGGGCGGAGCCTTTCGCGCCGAGCTGCGCAGCCTGACGCATCGGTTGTCCGAGGTGCAGGGCCGCAGCTATGGACGCCGCTGCGACGCGGCCTTCGGGGATGCGCGCTGCGGCGCGAGCCTTGCCGGGCGCAGCGAGGCGGGGGTGATCCTTGCGGTCACCGGCGATGTGGGACTGCGTGTCTCCGGGCTTTCGGCCGCAGCCGGGGCCTATCGCTACGGGCTGCTGCGGATGACGAGCGGGGCGAATGCCGGCTGGAGCTGCGATGTCGAGGACCACGCCGTCGGGACGGGGGGCGCTTCGGCGGTGCTCAGCCTCTGGCTGCCGCCGCCGGTGGCCCTGTCGGCGGGCGAGACCTTCACGGTGACGATGGGCTGCGACAAGAGCTTTGCCACCTGCCGCGACCGCTTTGCCAACACGCGCAATTTTCGCGGCTTCCCGCATATGCCGGGCAGCGACTTTTCTTATGGCTATGCGGATGGGGAGACGGTGCATGACGGACGACCGCTGTTTGCGTGAGGAACCGATGCGCCTTCGGGTGCTGGCTTCGGCGCGGGACTGGATCGGCACGCCCTACCGGCATCAGGCGAGCCTGAAGGGGGTGGGCTGCGACTGCCTCGGGCTCATCCGCGGCATCTGGCGCGAGATCCACGGGCGGGAGCCCGAGACGCCGCCGCCCTACCGGCCGGACTGGGCCGAGCGCAGCGGCGAGGACCGGCTGTGGGACGCCGCGACCCGCGTGATGGGGGCGCCGATCGACCTTGGCGCGATGCGGCCGGGCGACCTTCTCCTCTTTCGCTGGCGGCTCGGCATGCCGGCCAAGCACGCAGGCATCCTCAGCCGGGACGAGGCGCCGCCGGCATCCGGCGGTGCGCGTTTCATTCATGCCTATGAACAGGCAAGCGTCGTGGAATCGGCGCTGGTGCCCGCCTGGCGACGGCGGATTGCCGGCGTCTTCCGCTTTCCCGAGGTCTTTTAGCCATGGCGACGATTCTTCTGCAGGCGGCGGGGGCCGCGATCGGCAGCGTGTTCGGGCCGCTGGGCGCGATCGTCGGGCGGGCGGCAGGCGCGCTCGCGGGCTCCGCCATCGACCGCTCCATCCTCAACGGCATGACGACCGTGACCGGCGCGCGGCTGGGTGATGCCCGCGTGCCCGGCGCCGAGGAAGGCACGGCCGTTCCGCGCGTCTACGGCACGCTGCGGATCGGCGGCACGCTGATCTGGGCGACGCGTTTCGAGGAAGAGGTGCATCGCGAGCGGCAGGGCGGCAAGGCGAGCGGGCCGCGCGTCGAGACGTTCCGCTATTTCGCGAATGTCGCGCTCGGCCTCTGCGAGGGGCCGATCGCCGGCATCCGCCGCGTCTGGGCGGACGGGCGCGAGCTCGATCTCTCCACCGTGGAGATGCGGCTCTACACCGGAACCGAGACCCAGGCGCCCGATCCGCTGATCGCGGCCAAGCAGGCCGCCGGCGAAACCCCGGCCTATCGCGGCCTTGCCTATCTCGTCTTCGAGCGGCTGCCGCTCGGCAGCTACGGCAACCGGATTCCGCTGCTGCATGTCGAGGTCGTCCGCCCGGTCGGACGCCTCGAGAGGCAGATCCGCGCCGTGACGATCATTCCCGGTGCGACGGAGCATGGCTACGACCCGGCGCCGGTCGAGGAAAAGACGCGGCCGGGCGAGGCCCGCATCCTCAACCGTCATGTCTTCCATGGCGAGACGGACTGGCAGGCCTCGCTCGACGAGCTGCAGGCGCTCTGCCCGAACCTCAAGCGCGTGGCGCTGGTCGTCTCCTGGTTCGGCACGGATCTCCGCGCCGGGGCCTGCCGGATCGTGCCCGGCGTGGAGACGCGCGCGGGCGGGCAGGAGACGCGGGTCTGGTCGGTGGCCGGCGTGGCGCGGGGCGCGGCGCATCTCGTCAGCCGCAACGGGGGCGGACCGGCCTATGGCGGCACACCCTCGGACGCGAGCGTGGCCGCCGCCATCGCCGATCTGAAGGCACGGGGGCTGGAGGTGTTCCTCTATCCCTTCGTGATGATGGACATTCCCACAGACAATGCGCTGGCCGACCCCTATGGCGGCGCGCGGCAGGCGGCCTATCCCTGGCGTGGGCGGATCACGGCCGCGGTGGCGCCCGGACGGCCCGGCAGCAGCGACAACACGCCGGCCGTGCGGGGCGAGATCGCCGCCTTTTGCGGGAACGGCACGGCTGACGAGCGGTACCGGGCCTTCGTGCTGCACCATGCGCGGCTGGCGCGGGACGCGGGCGGCGTCCACGGCTTCATCATCGGCTCGGAGCTGCGCGGCCTGACGACGCTGCGCGACGGGACCGGCGGCTTTCCCTTCGTCGAGGCGCTGACGGCGCTGGCTCAGGACGTGCGCGGCGTGGTGGGACCGGCAACACGGCTGACCTACGGCGCCGACTGGAGCGAATATTTCGGCTATCACCCGGACGACGGATCGGGCGACGTTCACTTCCATCTCGATCCGCTCTGGGCCTCGCCCGCGATCGACGCGGTCGGCATCGACAGTTACCTGCCGCTGTCGGACTGGCGGGACGGCGATATCGCCGGGGGCAATCCGGACGGTCAGCGGACGCCGGAGGACGGCGACGCGCTGCAGGCGATGCATGCCGGTGGCGAGGGCTTCGACTGGTATTATGCGAGCGCTGCCGATCGCGAGGCCCGGCGGCGCACGCCGATCAGCGACGGGCAGGCCGGCAAGCCCTGGGTGTTTCGCGCCAAGGACATCGGCGCCTGGTGGGCGAACGCGCATCACCCGCGCATCGGCGGTATCGAGCAGGCCGCGCCGACGGCCTGGGTGCCGCGCATGAAGCCGGTCTGGTTTACCGAGACCGGATGCCCGGCGATCGACAAGGGCGCCAACCAGCCGAATGTCTTTTCCGATCCGAAATCCTCCGAGAGCGCGGTGCCGTATTTTTCGGCCGGCGGCCGCAGCGACGCGCTGCAGCGCCGGGTTCTGGAGGCAAGCCACGCCTTCTGGCAGGCCGCGGACGCGCCCGCGGGCGTCGATCCCGACCACATGTTCGTCTGGACCTGGGATGCGCGGCCGCAGCCGGCCTTTCCGGGCGATCTCGATACCTGGGCGGATGGCCGCAACTGGCAGACCGGCCACTGGCTGAACGGCCGGCTGGGCACGGCGACGATGGCCGACACGATCGCGGCCATCCTGTCCGATCACCACTTTGCCGAGGGCGATACGCGCCTCGTCTGCGGCGATCTCGGCGGCTATGTGCAGGCCGAACAGATGTCGGCGCGCGACCTGCTGGAGCCGCTGATGGCGGCCGGCAGCATCGATGCGGTGGAGCGGGACGGGCGGCTGGTCTTCCGCTCGCGCCTGCTGCAGGCCGGCCCGCCGGTGCGGCTCGACACGCTGGCGGAGGGGAAGGACGCGGCCTTGCTGGAGGACCTGCGCGGTGATGCCGGCGACTTCGCCCGCGAGGCGATCCTCGACCATCTCGACCCCATGAACGACTATGGCCGGACGACGGCGCGCTCGCGCCGGGCCGCACCCGGCAACGAGCGGCTGCTGCGGCTGTCGCTGGCGGGCGCGCTGCACGAGGCGGCGGCGACCGATGCCGTGGAGGCGGCCCTGCGCGACCACCAGGCCGGGCGACGGCGGGTAAGCTTTGCGCTGTCGCCGACCGCGATCGGCCCCGTGCCGGGGGATGTCGCGACGTTCGAACAGGGGCCGGCCGGGACCTTCCTCATCGAGCGGATCGACGATGGCGACGTGCGCCGGGTGGAGGCGCGCGGCATCGTCACCGGCGGCGCCAGCCGCTTCGTGCCGGAGACGCGCACGCCGACCGTCGGCCACAGCGCCGCCTCCGCCTTCTCGCCGCTCGTTCACCTGATGGACCTGCCGCGCTACACGGACGGCGAGGCCGCCGGCTTTGCGCGGGCGGCGGTCTTCGCGCGGCCCTGGACGGCCGTGACGCTCTCGGCCTCGCCGACGCGCGAGGGTTTTGCCGCGCGCCTGTCGCTCGCGCGGCCGGCGCGCACCGGGACGCTGGCCGAGGCTCTCGGCCCCGGCGTCTCCGGGCGGTTCGACCGTGCGAACAGCCTGGTCCTCGACCTTCTTGCGGGCGAACTGACCGCGCTGAGCGACCTGGCGCTGTTCGGCGGCGAGAACCGCATGGCCGTGCTGTCGCGCAACGGGGCCTTGGAAATTCTGGGCTTCGGTCTCGCCGACGAGATCGCGCCCGGACGCTGGCGATTGTCGCGGCTCCTGCGCGGGCTGGGCGGTTCCACGGATGCGCAGGCGGCGGGTGCGGCGGCCGGTGCCGCGATCGTGATGCTCGACGCGGCCGTGCAGCCGCTGGGCTTGAGCAGTGCGGAAGCGGGGCAGGCCCTCAACTGGATCGTCGAGGCGCAGGGCCGTCCGGCCGGCGCGGCGCAGACCTACGCCTTTGCCGGCGGCCTGCGGGCGGAAACGCCGCTGGCGCCGGTGCATATCCGCGCGCGGCGGGATGCGGGCGGCAACCTCACGCTCCGCTGGATCCGCTGCGCCCGCGCCTCGGCCGACGCCTGGCTCGACGGGGAAACGCCGCTGGACGAGCCCGTCGAGGCCTACCGGATCGAGATCCTCTCGGGGACGCAGGTCCTGCGCCGGGGCGAGACGACCGCGGCCGAATTCGCCTATCCGCTGGCGCAGGAAATCGCGGATTTCGGGTCGCGGCAGAGCCAGCTTTCCGTGCGGGTGCGCCAGAGGGGGCAGGTGGTGGCGCTCGGGCTTGCCGCCGAGGCGCTGCTGGCCGTCTGA